CAACTGATCGGGCATGGACAAGATATATCTGCTATGGGGCGACAGCTAGGGGCAATCCTTACCGCTGAGGAGACCCTAAAGGCGCAGGGTGACCGTAAGAAGCGTAGTCTGTTCTCTGCGGCTCTAGGCAAGGACGAGAACTCTTTCGAGAAGTTCCTGCACCTAGATAAACTCAAGCAAGCACGTAAGGAGATTGAGTCTCACATGCGCTTGTACGGGCGTCCGGGTCTCTACGATGATTGGGTAAAGTTTCAGGCTCAGGAGCGGGTGCGGAAGCGGGAAGAAGCTGAGGAGCAAGCTAAAGCCAGAGCATTCCTAGTCGAAGTCTTTCAGTGGTGCGTAGTAGTCGTAATCGTCCTTGGTGGATGCGCTGGGCTAATATGGTGGGCTTGGCAGTTTAGATGACTTTGCTATCACACTTACCTCTACCTAGCTTTCCGTTTCAGACCCACGACAATATAGTTTTTGAGAGAGCAGGTAAAGACAGGTCTTCTAGGAACAACGAAGAGTTCAAGCCGGAGCAGCCTAATAAAATAACGCCTGACACTCCGGTAGAAGACCTCAAGATAGTTAATCAGATGTATGCGTATCATCCTGACCCTAACAAGCTGAGAATGCCTGACGGTCAGATAGTAGATTTTGTGGTGGCTTAAATGGCAAAGACTAAAGCAGAGAAGATAGCAGCCGGTAAGAAGCGGCATGGATTTACGGCGGTAAATAAGCCGCGCAGAGGTGGTCCTAAGAAGTTCGAGGTGCTGGCTGTAGAAGGTGACACGGTTAAGTACATCACCTTTGGCGACCCCAATATGGAAATCCGCAAGGACAATCCAAAGGCCCGCAAATCATTCAGAGCTAGGCACAATTGTGACACGGCCAAGAGTAAACTAACCGCCAGATACTGGTCCTGTAAGAAGTGGTGATCTGATGCCAGCTAAGAAGAAAACTAAGAAGGACGCTTGCTATAAAAAAGTAAAAGCAGCCTACACCAAAAACGGCGGCACATGGCCTAGTGCTTACGGGTCAGGAGCTTTGGTTAAATGTAGAAAAGTTGGCGCAAAGAACTGGGGCAAAAAAAGTGGCGGAAAATAGCCTTAAAACTTGGTTCAGTAAAAATGGTGGTAAGGGTTGGGTGGACTGCAAGACAGGTAAACCCTGTGGCCGCAAGTCAAGAACTAAAAGCAAACGAGGCTATCCCGCATGTAGACCTACTATGGCTGAATGTAAGTCTAAGTCTGCCAAGACCGCCGCTAAAAAGAAGACTTCTTCCAAGAAGGTTAATTGGAAGCCAAAAGGGAAGAAGAAATGACGGATGAACGCCTCACTAGAATAGAGGACAAATTGGATAAACTTTCACACGCAGTCGTAACTCTAGCCAGAATGGAAGAGCGTATGATTACTGTGTTTAAGCGTATGGATAATATCGACGATCAGCAAAAGGCTATGTGGGATCGTATTGTGAAACTGGACCAGCTTACTGCTTCCAGAGGCCACAAGCTGCAATTCTTTGAGCGCATTTGGTGGATTGTTTTCACGGCATCTATCGGCGCTTGCTTTGTATATATGAGGACTATCGGATGAAGACTGAGAAGGAATATACCGACAAGCAATTGCTCTTCTTGGACGCCCTGATGTCTGACGAGTGCAAGGGTAATATCAAGAAGGCTATGAAGGTGGCTGGGTACGCAGAAACTACCCACAGCCGCATAGTTGTATCTGCCTTGAAGGATGAGATTAACGAGCGGGCCTCTATGGTACTGGCTATGAACTCCACCAAGGCAGCGTGGAGCATGGTTGATGTACTAGACGATCCGGGGGCTATGGGCGCACGTAACTCAATTGCAGCCGCCTCTCAGCTACTGGACCGCACCGGCCTGATTAAGAAAGAGCAATTAGAAGTCAAGAACACGGGCGGGGCGATGTTTATTCTGCCACCGAAGAGCGACGATTGAGTATCTGGTTAGATAAGCCAAGACCTAACAAGACAGCTAAAATACCCTACGCCTACAAGGAGTCAGAACATGATCCCTTAGTCGTAGTAGCTGACATGGAGAAGGCTGCTCTAGTCGAAGAGGCTATGGACTACTTGGAAGAGGGTCACTCCAGCCGTAAGACCGCTGAGTGGTTAACGTCCAAGACCGGAGATAAGATATCTCATCAGGGTCTTATACTCATCTGGAAGGCTCACAGAGGGCCGAAGAGTGATAATCCATCCAAGCGCCTGAAGCAGCTTGCTAAGGACAACCGCAAGCGTAAGCCAAAGACTAAGGAAGAGAAGACCCTAGCAACTGCAAAGCGCAAGCAGTCGGACGCCAAGCGCAGACTGACTATCGCTAAGAAGCAGTTAGCAGAGTTACAGCCCAACGAGGAGTTGGACACTTCCAATCTAGACTTCTCTGTGATTGAGAGCGAGAAGAAGAAACAGGAAGTAGTCTTCGCACCTAACGAGGGTCCACAGACAGAGTTTCTAGCTGCCTCTGAGCGTGAAGTACTCTATGGCGGTGCAGCCGGTGGCGGCAAGTCGTTTGGCTTACTAGCAGACCCGATGCGCTACTTCAGCAACCCTAACTTCAACGGCCTTATACTACGTCGAACCAATGATGAGTTGAGGGAGCTAATATGGAAGTCGCAGGAGTTATACCCCCGTGCATTCCAAGGGGCTAAGTGGGCTGAGAAGAAGTCACAGTGGACGTTTCCTAGCGGAGCCAAGCTCTGGCTAACGTACTTAGAGAGAGACCAAGACGTTCTGCGCTATCAGGGTCAGGCCTTTAGTTACGTGGCCTTCGATGAGCTAACTCAGTACCCTACCCCCTTCGCGTGGAACTACATGCGCTCAAGGCTTAGAACTACGGACCCTACTCTCCCTATCTACATGAGAGCTACTACCAATCCGGGCGGTAGTGGACATGGCTGGGTAAAGCGTACCTTCATAGACCCTGCCCCAGCTAACTCAAAGTTCGTTGCTAAGGACATAGAGACCGGCGAGGACATGGTCTACCCAGACAGCCATGAGAAGGCTGGAGAGCCACTGTTCTATCGTCGGTTTATACCAGCCAGCCTCAAGGATAACCCCTACCTGATGGATGGCGGTCAGTACGAGGCCAACCTGCTATCTCTCCCTGAGATGCAGCGGCGGCAATTACTAGAAGGAGACTGGGCAGTTGCAGACGGAGCGGCATTCTCAGAGTTCAGGTCAAAGGTTCACGTTATTGAGCCGTATGAAATACCAACTGATTGGCGTAGGTTTCGGTCCTGCGACTACGGATATAGTTCTTATAGTGCTGTTCATTGGTTCGCTATTGACCCAAGCTATAATACATTAGTCTGCTACAGGGAATTATACCTGAGTAAGCACACCGGCAGAGACTTAGCTAGGGCTGTGCTAGAGGCAGAAGGCTCTGACCGTATTGACTACGGAGTTCTAGACTCCAGTTGCTGGCATCAGCGGGGTCAACTGGGTCCATCCATAGCTGAAGAGATGATTTCACAGGGTACACGTTGGCGTCCTAGCGACAGAACCAACGGCGCAAGAGTAGCTGGCAAGAACCGGCTGCACGAAGTCCTCAAAGTAGATGAGGATACAGGCCTTCCGGGGATACAATTCTTCAATACGTGCCGACAAATCATTGCTGACCTACCCGTCATACCGGCAGACCCTAGAGGATCAGACGATATAGACCCTCGCTACGCCACAGACCACGCATACGACAGCGTTAGATACGCAGTAATGAGCAGACCGAAGGCATTTTCACCATTTGATATGGGCCACGGCGTACCACAACAAGTCTGGCGACCCGCAGACGCAACATTTGGATACTGAATATGGCATTAATGGATAAACCGCTACCAGAAGACGTTACAGATACTGACATTGCAGTACCTCTGGCAGAGGACGGTGACGTAGTAGAGGAAAATATCAACTATTCTGGGGCCGTAGCCTTTGTTAATAGCCAATATACCCGCTCGAAAGACGCCAGATACGCTGACGAAGAGCGTTGGCTGGATTCTTACCGTAATTACCGTGGCCTATACTCCAGTGAAGTGCAATTTACGGAGACTGAGAAGTCAAAAGCCTTTATAAAAGTAACTAAGACCAAAGTATTAGCTGCCTACGCCCAAGTCGTGGACGTTTTATTCGCTGGATCTAAGTTTCCTATCGGTATTGAGGCCCGACAGTTCCCTAATAACGTAGCTGGAGAGGTTTCCTACAATCCAAACGCCATTACAGACGAAAAAGTAGAGGAAAAAGTAGGTGTAGACTACAATGTGCCTACTTCCATAGCCAGACCTGACCTAGCCAAGGAGCTTGGGCTGTATAAAGACAAGCTTGAGCCGGTAAAAGACGATTTAGAGCTTGGAGTAAGCACAGTACAGGGCGGTGTAACCTTTGAGCCAGCTAAACGTGCCGCTCAGAAGATGGAAAAGCTTATGCACGATCAGTTGGATGAGACTGACGCCCCTAAGCACCTACGATCTATCGCATTCGAGTGTACTTTGTTTGGAACCGGCGTATTTAAAGGCCCGTTTGCACACGACAAGGAATATCCTCGCTGGGATGAGGAAGGTAACTACGATCCTCTGTTTGAAACCATCCCTAAGATGGAATACGTCAGCATTTGGGATTTTTATCCTGATCCAGATGCCCGAAATATGTCTGAGGCAGAGTTTACCGTACAGAGACACCGCCTAAACCGCACTCAGATGCGTTCTCTAAAGAAACGGCCTCACTTCCGCGAAGAAAGCATCGAATTAGCGGTAGACTACGGCACAGACTACCAGCGCGAGTACTGGGAAGACGCCTTAGAAGACGATTCCGTATCATCTACTATGGAGCGTTATGAAGTACTCGAATATTGGGGCATATTAGACGCAGAATTGGCTGAAGAAGCTGATATCGATATTCCCAAGGAATTAGCTGATAAAGACGAAATACAGGTCAATATATGGGTATGTAACGGTCAAATACTGCGTCTAGTACTCAATCCGTTCACTCCTACTCGCATTCCCTACTTATCCGTACCTTATGAGCTTAATCCCTACAGCTTCTTTGGTATCGGCGTAGCTGAGAACATGACGGACACGCAATTGCTAATGAACGGCTTTATGCGAATGGCCGTAGATAACGGCGCTCTATCAGGAAACCTACTTATAGAGGTAGACGAGACTAACTTAGTTCCGGGGCAGGATATGTCTGTGTATCCGGGCAAAGTGTTTCGCAGACAGGCGGGCGCTCCGGGTCAAGCCATCTTCGGCACTAAGTTTCCTAACGTATCTCAAGAGCTATTAATGATGTTCGACAAGAGCCGTCAGCTTGCAGATGAGGCTACCGGCATACCTTCTTATACACACGGCTCTGGGGCCGTTGGTGGGGTTGGTAGAACTGCTAGTGGTATGTCGATGCTGATGGGAGCAGCCGCTCAGAACATTAAGGCTGTGGTTAGGAATATCGATGACTACTTACTAGGGCCGTTGGGTAAGAGCCTCTTCGCATTCAACATGCAGTTTAACTTCGACAAGGACTTCATTGGAGACCTAGAGGTTAAGGCACGGGGTACTGAGAGCCTGATGCGGAATGAAGTACGCAGCCAGAGGCTACTTCAGTTTATGCAGATGACTGCCAATCCTTCGATGGCTCCGTTTGTTAAGTATGACTACATCTTGAGAGAGCTTGCTTCCTCTATGGACTTGGATGAGGACAAGATACTTAACGATCCGCGTGAGGCAGCTATCCAACAGAAGATGATGGCTGAGATACAGGCACTCATGCCGCAACAGCCAGCACCCGCCGAAGGAGCGCCTGAAGGTGGTCCACCACCAGTATCAGACCCTACAGGTAACGGCGGCGGTAACATAGCCGCAGGAGCAGCCCCAGAGCCTGACGCAGCCGGTTTCACAGGCGGTGGCGGGGGAGCCAACGGAGGTAATGCACCGCAGCCCCAGCAAGCTCCACAGGCTCCCATACAATGATGGATAAGCAATTCTTCAAGGGTCTCCTACCCTTGGTCAATGACAAGGATCAGTACGCCTCTCTGAAGGACTACGCCAATGCACGTATCTGGCATTACCACGGGCTTCTGGAAACCACTAAGGACCACCACCGTATGCTGGAAATTCAAGGTGCTATTGCTGAATTAAAGCGGATCGAAACTCTTCGGGATGAAGTAATTAAGGGAGCCGAATAATGGGTTTATTCGAGAGCATATTTGGCGGCGATGAGGTCTCGAAAGAAACTGATACTATGTTTGGCTTCACCGAAGAAGGTGCATCACAGGAAGCAGAAAATCTTGCGGTAGACGTTCCAGAAATTACTTGGAAAGACGTAGGCAACGTAGCCTTAGACTTTACCCCCATCATAGGAGACATCAAGGGCGGTTATGAGACCGTACAGATGATTGGTGAGGAGCTAGAGCAGGAAAACCCCAACTACTATCTGATAGGCGCTATGGGCGGTCTAGGGGCAGTCGGTACTGTATTAGGTTTAATTCCGGGGGCTGGTGACGCTGCACAGAAAGCTATTATGCGTGGCGCTGAAATGATGGCTGAGAAAGCCAACAAAGTTGTGGACGCTATGCCTGAATACGACCCCAACACGGTAGGGTCTATGGGCGGCAATTTATTTGCTGGTAAAAAACCAACCGTCGAAGATTTAGACCCTGTACGTCAGACGGGTAGCTCTAAAGGATTTTATAAAAACAAAGCCCCTAACTATGTTCCCGATATTGAAGCCCAAACCACGGATCAAGGTATACTTATGCCAGAGCGTTCCGTTACAATTGATGAGCTACAAGCAGAAGATGCAGAGTTAATTCCGCTTATAGCGGATAGAACCGATGCGGGAAAAACTCTAACCGGTCTTAAAGGGGGCGATAAAGATTACACATTTTCCAATCCCGTAGACTTACAGGGCGGTAGAGGATTTATGCGCTATCCTGATACCGGTGCGTTTGCTTCTATGGAAAGTGTTATGGGGCCACAATCTAAACGTGCAGAAGAAATTGCAAAGAGGGGAAATAAACCTAAAGGCATTCATATGGGCATGAGTCCTGAAGGTGGAGACTTCAGCGTAATGATGAGCGACACTGTTATGGAAATGATGGATCAATCAGACATTTCTGCCAAAGATATAAATAAATTAGATAGCTGGATTAGGGAGAATGTAGATAGAGATTTTCCGGGGATGCGTGACCCTGCGGCTAAAGATTATTTAGCTACCCAAGTACCCGGAACTCGCAGACAACTTATTTGGAAAGAATTAGACAAAGCACCTTATGTTGAGGCAGGGTTTCCTACTATGGGAGATGCCCGTGTTTCAATTACGGACCCAAGGCTACTTACAACGCCAAACCTTGAAGGAACTTCTGTAGCCAACTTTGATGATAGAGGTCAGCTTATTACGGGTCCAGTGCGTAATAATAAGTCTTATAATACCCAGATAGGGCCAACAGGAGAAGCCGGTTATCGTGGAGAGCTTGAAGCAGTTCCTTATCAGATATTGATGAGAGATTTTTTTGAGGCCCGTAGAGCCGCAAACACTAGCGCAGGCAGTGACCAGAGATCACTTCAAATGGGAGCAGTGACTTCCAAAGTAGACGATCAAATGGTTGAAGAGGTTAATCAATATTTAAGCCTTATGGAGCAAGCTGAAAGGGATGCGTATTTAAAAAACCTGCCAGAGCAACGTCAAGAAAGAAAAACCTACAGCATTGGTAAACAAATGGACGAGGTGCTTCCCCTAGAGATTGGTGTAAATCCAGAAGCTTCTAACGGAGCATTCCTGAAGCCCTACACAAGTGAGGATGTTCAGATGCTTGAGCAACTCACAGAAGGTGCCACTGCGGGTACGCGCAAAGCAGATGCGCTAATAAATAGCCCCGTGGAAGCAGGTACTAAAGTAGGAATACGTCTAAACTTAAACTCAAACATACCAGATGCTCCGAAGGGTATGAATAAATTACAAACCCTGCATAAGAATAATTATAATGGCACGGCGCTATCTTATCTACCCACTGCTACCGTTGAGAATGTTAAATTTAATGTAAGCCAGTCTGGTAGGGCGGGGATTGCAGCTAAAAAATACGCCCCAGATACTCCAGAAGCTAAAAATAAATTCCCCGCAATGTCTGTGGATGGGAATTATGTTCCAGACAGAAATGTTCTTAATGAAATGGACGATACCGTAGTACAAATAGGAACTAATCCTATGAACCTACACCTATTTGTCGATATGGCTACAGGACAGGCAGTAGAGAGCGCAGAGATAGCTACGGTTATCGGGGATAGAGCTTTTGCTAAAGGAGTAACGTATATGAAAAAAGCTAATGCGCCAAAGCCTAAAGCTGCTTCTGACGGTACGGAACTTCCAAGCGAAGTTAGATATAAGTTTAACAGAGGTGGCTTGGTTACGGCTCTACACTGAGATCATAATCATAAAACCTTTTTTTACCTGTGGCGTTAGTTCCTAGCGCATTATCAAGCATTTTGCTGAGTAATTCTATGTGCAACTCGGACTTAGCTGGAATACCAGAGTTTTCTGGTAAGGCGTATTTAACAGCCTTGTAGATTTCATCCAGTAGACGCTCTTTGTTTTCTAAATCAATTACATCAATCATAGCACCTAGCTATTACATTTACTAACCGCTTGCAAGGAAATTTTATGAGCGAACAAGCTGAATACGAGAAGTACTTAGGTGACCTCTATGAGATGGAGCAGAAGTACTTACGGGAACGCTACCCAGAAGACTTTGAGGAGCAGGACCGGCTGGATGCCTTAGAGGACGCCAGAGATGAGGACGGTAACGTAACCTTTAGAGATGTTGCGAAGCTAGGTCTCATGGGCGTGATGCTAGGCGGTCAGAAGCTAGGATTTAATATGGGTCCGGTCTGGGAGTCGATTAAGGGCAAGGGCTTTGCATTAGGCGGCGTAGCTACCGCCACTAAAGGAATTACCACACAAGAGGGAAAAGACATGGCAGCTAAGAAATTTCAGCGCGACGATAAGAAGGCCGACACCAATAAAGACGGCGAACTATCTACCCGCGAAAAGGAAGTGGCTGGAGCGGTCCAGAGAAATGTAGACGAAGAAGTGGTAGCTGATGAAAAGATGCGTATGTACCACGGCGGCATGGCTTGCGGCTGCGAAGGAGACTGTGACGGCTCTTGTGGCGGCGGTATGATGGACGGCATCATGGGCTATGACGAAGTCTCTGGTAATCCTATTCCTATTGGTTCTCACGCAGAGAATGTACGAGATGATATAGACGCAAAGCTGAGTACAGACGAATACGTCTTACCGGCTCACGTAGTTAAGTGGCACGGGCTGAAGCACATTCAGATGATGCAGTCCGAAGCAGAGATGGGTTTGATGTCTATGCAGATGACTGGCCTAATCCAACACGCAGAAATGTCTGACGCTGAAGTAGTGGAAGACGAAGAAATCGATGAATCCGAAGAGGATGTCGATGTCGAGGTAGCTACCGTTGAGGTGGATGACCTTCTTGATGATGAAGAGGCCTACGAAGAGGAAGCCTCATCTACATCTAAACTCCCCGGAATGCTGAAAAAGCAGAAGTACGCATTCGCAATTTAATATGGATACCCGAATATTATCGGACCCAAAGGAAACATTATGCAGAAGCAAAAGTATAGTCGCACACCTGAAGCGGAAGATGAATTAACATACAGCCAAGAGATGGCACAACAGGAACCCACTGAGCAATTAAATGCTGAAGAGGAAAGCTACAAAAAACGCTATCAGGACATACAACGTCATATTCAGACAGTGCGTGATCAGAAGGATCAAGAATTAGCAGAAGTTAAAAAGCAATTAGATGCAGCCACCCGTAAGCAGATACGCTTCCCCAAGACCGATGAGGAAGTAGAGGCTTGGTCTAACCGCTACCCAGATGTTGCTAAAATAGTCGATACCATTGCCCGTAAGAGAGCTAACGAAGCCTTACAGGAAGGTGAGCAGCGTCTTAAAAAGGTAGAGAACTTTGAGAAGTCTCTCCACCGCCAGACCGCAGAGCAACAGCTTATGCAGCTTCATCCTGACTTTGCTCAGATCCGGTCTGATCCTAAGTTCCATGAGTGGGTAGCTCTACAGCCGTCTGCCATGCAGGACAGTGTCTATAAGAATAATACTGACGCTACTTGGGCCTCACGTACAATTGATCTGTACAAGGCTGACACAGGTAAGAGGCGGTCCACTAAGTCGGCTGCTCAGGCAGTAGGGCGCACCTCTTCATCTGCACCCTCAACAGGTAGCAAAGCCACCTTCTCTGAAAGCATGGTACAGGCAATGTCTGACCGCGAGTATGAGGCTAATGAAGAAGCCATCAATGCGGCTATCTCCACTGGCAAATTTGCATACGACATTTCTGGCGCTGCCAGATAAAAAAAGCCGTAGGCTTGGGTTGACAACTAAGCCACTTAACTATAGCCTACGGCTGCGCCCTTGGGGGTGCAGTACCATAGTAATTAACTATTGTATTAGTTACGTCAATGTGTTATAATGAAACCATTGATTTCATAGATGTAGGACACTCTTAGTAGTATACCCCGCATCTCCCTCCCAGATAATAGATACAAAGTCCACCAGTGCGTTAGACCCGCTATTAGCGACACTCTAATCAAGCTGACACTGTTGTTTAATTGTCTGATCTAGCTGCTTCTAGAATTATTTAATCATTTTATTAATCACACAATTACGTGTGCCTAGAAGTTTATTTTAAGCCATTTCATACAAGGATTTTAAAGCAATGGCATTTCCAAAGGCATCAGGTTATACTAACCTCAATTCGGGCAATTTCAGCCCAGTAATCTACTCAAAAAAGGTCCAAAAGGCGCTACGCAAGGCGTCTGTAGTAGAGTCAGTAACTAACACTGACTACGCTGGAGAGATCGCTAACTTCGGTGACTCTGTAAAGATTATCAAAGAACCCGATATCACTATCACGACATATGAGCGTGGTACTCAACTGGCGACACAAGACTTGACTGACGCTGACTTCACTATGGTTGTCGATCAAGCCAACTACTTCCAGTTCGCTATCGACGATATTGAAGAGGCACACTCGCATGTCTCATTCGGTGATCTCGCAAGTGACCGTGCTGGTTACAAACTGCGTGATACATTTGACGCAGAAGTACTTGGCTACCTAGCCGGTTGGAAGACACCTTCTAACTGGGTTCGTCGTTCAGCCTCTGGCGATATCAACGGTACTAAAGCCGATGCTGCCGCTGGCAATGATGAAATGTTGGCTGCTAACAAGTTGGACATCACAGACTTCGGTGGTGCTGACTTAGGCAATGCTGGTGAAGTAACATCTATCCCAATCGCCGCTGGCGGTGGTGCTGGTGGTATCACTTCTCCATTAGCAATCCTAAACCGTATCGCACGGCAGATGGACCAAGCCAATGTAGATACAGATGGCCGCTGGGTAGTAATCGATCCGGTATTTGCAGAAGTACTGATGGATGAGTCTAGTAAGCTTATTAACGCTGACTTCGGTGGCGGTGATGAGTTGCGTAATGGACGCTTGCCCGGAACACTGCGTGGGTTCTCAATCTACAAGTCCAATAACCTGCCATACGAAGGTACAGGCGCTGGCGTGGCACTTTCCACAGGCTCTGAGACTAACTTCGGTGTGATGGTTGCGGGTCACGCATCTGCGGTAGCTACGGCTCAACAGATTGCTAAGACTGAGACCTTCCGGTCACCTACTACATTCGCGGACATTGTGCGCGGCATGAGCCTCTATGGTCGCAAGATTCTGAGACCAGAAGCTTTGTTCACAGCGAACTACAACCTCGCATAAGACTACTGAGGGGCTGGCTTAGTGCTGGCCCCTTCACTCTACTGAGGGTAATTTATGCCGACAACTTACATTGATCTATGCAACCAAACACTTCGCCGTTTAAATGAAGTAGAGATTGCGGAATCCGACTTTGGAGCGGTTCGTGGCGTTCAGGCACTTGTTAAGGATGCCGTTAAATCTGCCGTTGCAAAAATCAATCAGTCTGAGTTTGGTTGGCCTTTTAATGCCGCTGAACAGACAGATACGTTAGTGGTAGGTCAGACAGAGTACACTTGGCCTCAGTATTTTAAAGTAGCAGACTGGGCCAGCTTCCAAATTCAAGGGGATGCTAGTCTAGGTACAGGCTTCAAGACCTTGAAGCACATCGACAGAGATGAGTGGTACTCCACTTATAGAGATGATGACTACTCTGCCGGTAACTTAGGTAGAGACTGCCCTGAGTTTGTATTTGAAAGTCACGGCAACGGCTATGGTATAAGCCCTTCTCCTAATAAAACCTATTCGATTAGATACAGATATTTTATGAACTACTCGGACATCACTAATGCAACGGATGTAACGAGAATACCTGAGAGCTACGACACCGTACTGATCGATGGTGCTATCTATCATATGTATATGTTCAAAGATAATTTAGAAGCCGCTCAAGCTGCGTTTATAGCTTTCGAGCAAGGCATCAAAGACCTTCAAACTCTCTACATCAATAATGAAATTAAGATAAGAGATACGCGGATTAGGTATTAATGCCAGACGAAATACAGTCCTTTAAACTTATCAGTAGCGGCGGTCTAAACAGTAACGAAAATCACTTAGACCTTTCGGACAACAGTCCGGGTTCTGCTACACGATTAGTTAATTACGAACCTAGCCTCTTCGGGGGCTATCGGCGTATTGAGGGGTACGATGAGTATGACCCTGATTACGGAGAGGTTACTGTAGATGGTCAGACTACGGCTCAGGGTAAAGTTCTCGGTCTGGCTATATTTAAAGATGATGCCACCAATTCAACAAAGATTATAGCAATACGACAAGACGCTGGCGGCAGTAACTACAGCTTCTACTACTACACGGCTTACATTGGCTGGCGTAAGTATACCTTAGATTTCTCTGTCACTCGCCCCATGACTTTAAATGGTCGCACGGTTAACAAGATACGGCATGTAGTCTTTAACTTCGGCACTGGTAATAAGATTGTATTTGTAGACGGCGTTAATCCAGCCATCGTATTCGACGGGGTCCACTGGGAAGAGCTAAAGTCAACTAACTCTGGGGGATACACTGTAGGTGCTAGTAGTAATACCGGCGGCGGTGATCAGTGTCTCAATGCCCCCTCTCTTGTAGACGTATTTCAGAATACTTTATTCCTAGCCGGTGATACTGCATTCGGTGCTGCCATTGCTCACTCGGCCCCTACCAATACCGCTGACCCAGACGGCTTCTATGATTTTACTGTAGCTAATGGCGCAGGACAGATAGCCGCTGGTTTTGATGTTGTTCAGATTAAACCTTTTCGTGATGACCTCTTTATTTTTGGTACAAACGGCATCAAGAAAATTACGGTTGATGCATCTAATAATTTTGTAACTGATCAGGTCACAGCAAATGTTGGCTGTGTTGCTAGAGACTCCGTCTTGGAAATCGGCGGCGACTTAATGTTTTTAGCACCAGACGGCTTTAGACCTGTTGCTGGTACAAGCCGTATCGGTGATGTTGAGCTTGAGACCGTCAGTAAACCCATTCAGGCTACGTTAGTCGATTTGATTGCTAACACTGACATGGACACGCTTAATGGCGTTGTAATTAGGTCAAAGTCTCAAATCAGGTACTTCATTGGCGATGCCTCTTTAGCAGCTTCTGATAGCATTGGCATTATAGGCGGTCTCACTAATAGCTCCGGTAGTATATCTTGGGAGTTCGGTGAGCTATTAGGCATACGAGCTTCCTGTGCCACTAGCGGATATATAGGTACAACTGAAAATATTATTCACGGCGATTATGATGGTAAAGTATATCGTCAAGAAAATGGTACGTCATTTAACGGTGACGATATCATTTCTATATATGCCACACCTTACCTAGACTTCGGTGAGACAGAGCAGCGCAAGGTAATGCGTAAGATCAATACCTTCATCAGGGCAGAAGGTCCGTTGGAGATGCTCCTGTCGATGACTTACGATTGGGGAGATGGGGATACATCTACTCCCGCAACCTACTCTCAGTCCTCTAGTGGAGCGCCTACTAGGTATGGTGGCAGAAATATAAAATATAACACAACTAACGTATTATACGGCGGCTCATCCAAGCCAATTATGACCAGTGATATTCAGGGGTCAGGTTTTTCGGCGCAAGCTACTTTCGTAACAATCGGGCAGACAGAACCATTCTCTATACAGGGAATAGTCTTTGAATTTACTGCGGCAGGGAGAAGATAATGGCAGGTTACACACGGCAGTCTACGGGGCAGATTATTAACGGATCACCCATTACTGCGCCTCCGCTTAACTCTGAGTTTAACCAAGTAGCTGCGGCTTTTAACGCCACTACAGGGCATGGGCATACTGGCGGCGTAGGTGACTCCCCTAAAATCAACTTGGCTACATCTGTTGTTGGTATCTTGCCTACCGCTAATGGTGGTTCTGGTGGTAAAAACAATTTTGCTGCTACAGCGGCCCCTTCGGTTACCAACGATACCTCGCAAGGCTATCAACCCGGATCTCTGTGGGAAAACATAAATAATGGACGGGTATATGTTTGTGTAGGCAGTTCTACTGGTGCAGCCGTTTGGCGTGAGCTTGTAACTGTATTTACTAATAACAAGATCGAACCTGCGGCCCACAACACCATCGACTTAGGCACACCTACCGTCAGGTTCCAAGACCTGTATCTACAGGGCGGCATTTCTGCGGTAGGTAACGTATCTATCGGCGGTACTTTAAATACTACAGCACTGTCTACTCTAAACAGCCTGACTGTCACAAATGCCTCCACTATGAACAGCATAGCTGCTTCTGGAAATGTGACTGTCGGCGGTACTCTTACTCCTACTCAGATTGACGTAAACGCTGGTACTATTGATGGCGCTGTAATTGGCGGCTCATCAGCCCAAGCCGTCACAGGTACGGTAGTAACTGCTACTACAAATTTTGCTGGTGATCTGGTGGGCAACGTCACGGGCAACATCACGGGTAACTCTGCGGGTACGCATACTGGCGCTGTAATCGGTGATGTCACGGGCAACGTAACAGCCGCATCTGGAACATCCAGCTTTAACAACATAACCGTAAACGGCACTCTTAATATGAATGCTGGCACATCAGCTACTATTGAGAACCTATCTGCTCCAGTGAATGCCAATGATGCAGCCCGTAAGATTGACGTAGACAATGCGGTTGCTGGCTTGGTGGATAGCGCCCCTGATAGCCTTAATACGCTGAACGAACTGGCGGCCGCTTTGGCAGACGATGACGATGCATTCAACACTTTAAACACGGCTATCGGCACTAAGCTGCCAAAAGCTGGTGGTACGATGACAGGCTCCATAGCCATGTCCACGAACAAGATCACTGGTGCTGGTGATCCTACGGCTGCTCAAGATGTTAGCACAAAAGCCTATACAGATGCCCAACGTGATACTCGACTGCCTTTAGCTGGTGGTACGATGACTGGTGGTATCACTATGGGTGCTAATAAAGTAACAGCCACATATACGCCCAGCGCCAATTCTGATCTAACTACTAAGACGTATGTCGATGGCATTTTAGGAAGTGGTACTTCGGCGGCTACCGCTGCGGCTAATGCAGCTACGAGTGAAACAAATGCTGCTACATCTGCTTCTGCCGCCGCCTCAAGTGCTACAGCGGCAGCTACTTCAGAAACAAATGCTGCTACATCTGAAACTAACGCCCTAGCCAGCAAAACCGCCGCTAATACGTCTGCTACTAATGCCGCCTCTTCAGCAAGTGCAGCGGGTACTTCGGCTACTAACGCCGCTACTTCAGAAACCAATGCAGCAACGTCAGCTACAAACGCTGGTAACAGTGCTACGGCTGCTTCAACATCAGCTACAAATGCCGCAACTTCAGCCACCAATGCGGCCTCATCTGCTACGGCAGCGGGTACATCTGCCACTAATGCAGCTACTTCAGAAACAAATGCTGCATCATCAGCTACAGCGGCGGCTGCTTCTTACGATAACTTTGATGACCGTTACTTGGGGGCCAAGTCTTCTGCTCCTTCTGTAGATAATGACGGTAATGCTTTGCTCACAGGAGCATTATATTGGAATAGTAGCAGCAACGGCATGTACGCTTGGACAGGCTCTGCATGGGTACTGGTTACTAATTATAATGATGCGGCAGTTGATACGCATCTAAATACAGGCACTGCGTCTAACGGTGAATATCTTTCATGGAACGGCTCAGACTATGATTGGGCAACAGTTTCTACTGACCTTGTAGCAGATACTTCACCACAGCTTGGTGGCGACTTAGACGCTAACAATAACGCTATACGCCTCGGCGATAACAGTGACTACTTCGGAAATGGCTCAGAAGGAAATATGATTATTATGGGTGCGGATGAAGATTTCCGTATCTTTAAAGGTGCAACCAACAATTATATTCGTTCTGAAAATGGAGGAAACTTATTAATACAGGGACATTCTCAGGTTACACTTACAAGTAACACTGGGGAAAATATGGCTCAGTTTACTAAGGATGGCTCTGCTAGCCTTTTCCATAATGGTTCCAAGAAACTAGAAACAACATCATCAGGAATCCAAACGACAGGCACAGTAAACGTCAACGGAGCCTACACCCTACCAACATCCGACGGAAGTGCCAATCAGGTGCTTACTACAAACGGTTCTGGAGTTGTAACTTTCGCAGATGCTGGTGGTGGTGCTGACCTTTATGCTGCTAATGATGTAAGTGCTACTGACCCCACTGCTAGTGGTAATAATTCAGTAGCGATTGGTGATAGTGCTACAGCCGCAGGTGTAAGATCAACTGCACTCACTTATTCTCATGCAGGTGGAACGGACAGCTTTGCAGCGGGTATTGGTAGCAGTTCAAGTAGCCGTGGCGCACAGGCTGGACAGGCGGTAGCCATTGGTAACAATGCTTGGGTTAGGGCAACTGAAGCTGTAGGTTTAGGTTACTATGCTCATGTTGGCACAAGTGGCACAAGGGCTGTTTCTTTGGGTCAGGGTCAGGCAGATGGCGCAAACTCTCTTACTGCCGTTATAAGTACTGAATCTACGTCATATGGCAGTAATGGCTCTAACAGTATTGCTATGGGGGCTTTAGCTAAAGCTACAAGCACCTACGCAGTAGCAATTGGGTATAGTACGCAAAGCACTGGCATAGGTACTGTAGCCATAGGCGCTCAAAATACAGCATCAGGCCAGTATTCTACAGCCATAGGTAGGAGCAATACTGCGTCAGGAAATTATGCAGCGGTAATTGGTTCAAGAGACAGCACTGCAAGTGGCGACAACTCCTTTGTAGCAGGGCAAGGCAACACTGTTTCTCACGCTAACTCAATTGCTTTAGGTACTAGCGTACAGTCTACAGCTACAAATCAAATTAACTTAGGTGGTACAGCCGACACAGTACGCATCTCAGAGGCTTACACCCTACCAACATCAGACGGCTCTGCTAATCAGGTGCTTACCACAGATGGCTCAGGCGCTGTAACTTTCGCAGATGCTGGTGGCGGTGGTGGTGCTGACCTTTACGCTGCCAATGAAAGTTCGCCTTCTGCACAGCCATCTGCGACCGGAGCCAATGCTGTAGCGATAGGAGACAGCGCTGTTGCTAGTGGCAGTAAATCAATTGCATTAGGGTATAAAGCAACAGCCACAGCAAATTTTGCTACTGCGTTTGCAGAAAGTCGTGCTGCAGGGGAATATAGTTTTGCAGCAGGTATTGCTAATGATTCAACTACTTATGGTGCAAGCGCTGCATACTCTATAAGCATAGGCTATCAATCAAGAGCAAAAGCGGGTCAATCAGTAGCTTTGGGTTCTAGTGCTTATGTCGATAGCGACAGTAATCGAGGTCTTGCTTTAGGTGAAAATGCCTATGTCCAGCAGTGTGACTATGGTACGGCTATCGGTGCGGCTTCTAGAGTACATGGTGGAAACAGCGCAACTGAAGCAATAGCTATTGGAAGTAGTTACGCTTCAGGAACGAGTTCGTTTGCAGCCGCTATAGCCAACAACTCATCAACCTATGGTGCTTCTGGTACAGGCAGTGTAGCTATAGGTACGAGAGCAAAAGCAACACAAAACCACAGCATTGGCATTGGGCATCAAGCATATGCACAAAGTTCACATTCAGTTGCTATAGGCTACGGCCCAGTAGTTGATACAAATTCATCAAGTGCTGTAGCTATTGGGCAATATTCAAAGGCATCTGCATCTGGAGCCATTGCAATAGGTTACGAGCCTTCAGGGTATTATACTCATGCTGATGCATCACAATCTATGGCTCTTGGGTTTAGAACACATGCAAATGCAACTTATAGTTTTGCGGTAGGCCATAGATCAAAAACGGATGTTAGTGGTAAATTTGCTTACGCCTCTGGCTGTTTTGCAGCAAATGGAGATGCACAAGGGGGTCAGTTTATTCTTCGTGCAGATACAACCGATGCAACGGCTACTGTTTTGACAAGTAATAATGGCACGGCAGCATCCACCAACCAGATCGTAGCAGCCTCTGATACCTGCATCATGTTCTCAGGCACACTTGTGGCAATGCAGAATGGCGCACAGGATCAGGGTGGCTGGGAGATTAAAGGCTTAC